ATCTGGTGCTGCTGGAGAGCGCGCAGACCGTCCACGACGACGACCGCCGCTTTGTTCACGAGCTGACGGCTGGGCGCAATGGTAACTAGCCCTGCTGCCCTGCCCGCCGGTACCTCCGCAGCCGCCATGCGGTACCTGTTCCCGGAGCCTGCTCCCTACCTCGACAACGCCGCCGACTGGGTGCGCGACGTTCTGCGCGAGGATGTATGGTCGAAGCAGGAGGAGATTTGCAACTCCGTCGTGACCAACCGTTACACCGCTGTGAAGGCTTGCCACGGCCCAGGCAAGTCGTTCATCGCGGCCAGGATCGGCTGCTGGTGGCTGAACGTGCACAAGTTGGGGGATGCGTTTTTGGTCACTACCGCGCCGTCCTGGCCGCAGGTGCAGGCGATTCTCTGGCGTGAGATTCGGAGGGCGTGGCGGATTGGCAAGCTTCCCGGGCGAATCACTCTGGAGTGCCAGTGGTACATGGGCGAAGGTCGGAGTGATGAGGAGCTAATCGCCATGGGCCGCAAGCCCGCCGACTATAACGAGCAAGCCTTCCAGGGCCTTCATGCGCGTTATATCCTGATTGTGATTGACGAAGCTTGCGGGGTTCCCGAGACGCTCTGGACTGCCGTTATGACTCTCATGACGAACCAGAACGCTCGCGTGCTAGCCATCGGCAACCCGGACGATCCTGGCTCGCACTTTGCGCAGATCTGCAAACCAGGGAGCGGTTGGAACGTGATCTCCATCCCGGCGTTCGATACTCCAAACTTCACAGGTGAGCCCGTGACCCCTCTCATGGCCGAAAACCTAGTGACCCCGATGTGGGTGGAGGATCGACGCCGTGACTGGGGCGAGGGCAGTCCACTCTGGCAGGCGAAGGTGCTGGCTGAGTTCCCGGACGTCAGCGACGAGTATCTGATCTCGCCCGCGATGATCCAGAAGGGACTGGACACCGAGCTGGCCGGATTCGCCAAGGGCCGCTACGGAGTAGACGTCAGCCGCTTTGGCGAGGACAAGACTGTGGTCTACCGGAATCGCGGCGGCGTCATCCGCCTGGTAGACTCCTGGGGAATGACCGACACGATGCAGACGACCGGCAAGCTGAAGCTACAGATGGACAACCATCATCACCTGCAGCGGCCGGATCTCGTCATCGATGTGGTCGGACTTGGGGCGGGCGTGTTCGACCGGCTGCGTGAAATGGGATACCCAGTCGTCCCCTTCTCTGGAGCCGAGCGCGCGTACCGCCCCGACAAGTTCAAGAACCGACGCGCGGAAATTTATTGGACGTTCCGCAATGACCTAGAGATTGGCAACATCGACCTCGATCCGGACGACACCGAGCTACAGTCGCAGTTGCAGAACATCAAGTGGTGGGTGGATAGCTCCGGGCGCATTCAGATCGAGTCGAAGGAAGACATGAAGGAGCGCGGCATCAAATCTCCCGATCTCGCAGACGCCTGCGTGTACTCGACCGTGCACAGCGCGCCTTGGGTGGTGCAGCCGACGGCCGAGCCGACTTTGGCTACTGACCTTCTCACAAAGGCGATGTAAATGAGTTCAGTAGAGCCGCAAGCGATCAACGACGACTGGTGGGAGTCAGCCTATCCGGGCGGGCCGATGGTGAACGTCCTTGGCTTCCCGAGACCGCTGTACCCGCCGGACGCCAGCAAGTACGGCAAGACACCCAGCACGAACGGCCCCGATGTCGAGGCATACAAGCGGACGATCTCGCGAGCGGGCCGCTGGCCCTGGCAGACGTTCGACCAGGCCTACTCCAACAGCTTCGCTCACGGCTCGGGCAGCAACGTGAAGGACACCGGTGTTGCCGGCGTGCAGCGCCAGATGGACATCGACGACAGCGGCTGGATCGGCAAGGCGACATTCAACACCTTGCGCTCGATCCGGATTCCGGTCGGCCTACCGAACGCGGGCCAGATGGCGATGGACGACACCGCCGTCAAGCTGATCAACCAGGCCTGGAAGAAGTTTGGAGGGAACGAGCCGGACATCACGACCGGAACGCTACGCCAGGCAGCTCTGAAGATGGCCATCACGCAGATCGGCGTCGAGGAGTCACCGCCGAACTCCAACCGCACGAAGTACACCGACTGGTACGGGATGGTCGGCCCCTGGTGTGCGATGTTCTGCTCCTGGTGCTACGAGATGAACAACGTCGGCCAGTCTCCGAGCTTCAAGAAGGGTGCAAACTACGCCTACGTGCCGTACATCGTCGGCGATGCGCGCAACAAGCGGAACGGGCTGCAGACGACGGACGACCCGATCCCCGGCGACCTGGTTTGCTTCGACTGGGAGAATGACACCGTCTTTGATCACGTCGGTCTGTTCGAGAAGTGGCTGGTAGGCGCGGGTGACTTCCAGACCATCGAGGGGAACACGAGCTACAGCAACAACAGTAACGGCGGTCAAGTCATGCGGCGGCAGCGGAACAAGGTGCAAACCCGTTGCGTATTCGTCAGAGTGAAGGAGCCAGCATGAAAGTTCTAACGACAACCGAGATCGCGGTCGTCGCCATCGCACTCATCCTACTCATCCAGCTGATCCATACCTGGTAGTGGCTCGCTCGCGTACAACGGTTCAGGTCACCGGCTCTAAGCCGCCGATCAACGAGATTGGGGCCGTCCTCAACGGCAACTTCTCCCCAGCCGGGATGGCCCCATGGACTGCCTGGGTCGATATGGAAGAGACAGTCCCGGAGCTGAAGTGGCCCAACTCGGTTCGCACATACCAGACCATGCGGAACGACTCGCAGATTGCTGCGCTCTACAACGCGACGATTCTCGCACTTGGGAAGATGCAGTGGATCATCGACCCGAACGGCTCGGACGACAAGTTGGTGCAGAAGCTCAGTACGGACTACAACCTCAACATTCTCGGGGAGTCTGCGGACAACATCAAGCGTGGCCGCATGAAGCGCCGGTTCTCCTTCCGCGACCATCTGCGGAAGGCGTTCAAGGCTGGCATCTATGGCCACTACTACTTCGAGCAGGTTGGTTACATAGGCGACGGTAATCAAGGTCGGCCGTCGGATGGCTTGTGGCACTTGCGGAAGCTCGCGGAGCGGCCTCCGTCCACGATCCAGGAGTTCAAGGTTGCGGACGACGGTGGTCTCGTCTCAATCACCCAAAACGTTCTCAACCCGACCAGTAGCTCCTGGCAGCAGCCAGTTCCCGAGATCCCGATTGACGTGCTCGTCGGCTACGTCTGGGATCAGGAGGGCGCAAACTGGGCGGGCAAGTCGTGGTTCCGCGAGTGCTACAAGAACTACGTGATCAAGGATCGCCTGTTGCGGATCGACGCTGTCAACCACGAGCGCGCGGGCGGCGTGCCGTACATCGAGGCTCATCCGGGTGCGACGCAGGACGAGATCAACTCCCTCAATCAGATGGCGCAGAAGTTCCGGGTGGGCGATACGGCAGGCGGTGCTGTCCCGTCCGGCGCGAAGTTCAACATCGCTCGCGGTCTCCAAAGCTCGGTCATCGAATCGGTGATCTATCACGACGAGGCGATGGCCCGTAAGTTCATGCTCATGGTTCTCCAGCTCGGCCAGACGCGCACCGGATCCCGCGCGCTCGGGTCTACATTCGTAGACTTCTGGAGCGCAGGTATGGAGGCGATTGCCTGGTGGTTCTGCGATACATTCAACGAACACGTCCTTGAGGATGACATCGACTGGAACTGGGGCGAAGACGTGACGCAGGTTCCGCTGCTCGTCTTCGACTTCGATCCAGAGCTGGTTGTTGACGACCTTGTGAAGCTCATTACTTCGGGGGCCATCATCGTGGACGATGAGCTGGAGAACGAGCTACGCAAGGAGCTGAGGATGCCTCCTGCTCAGTACCATCATGAGGATCCGAACGTCATTCGCCAGCAGCAGATGGACGCGCAAGCCCAGGCGCTCCAGATGCGGTCAGGGTCTTCCTCGACAGGTGCGCCACCTTCTGGGGGTAAGCCGCAGCCGCCGGGGAAGGGTAAGGCGCAATGACGGCGGCGACCAAAAGCCGTGGCTCCCTCCCGGTGGAGGTCGCCGCCGCTCATACAAAGGAGGTCAGAAGTGGCAAGGGGTAAGTCGAAGGGCACAGCGAACAACCCTGGGTTCGCTCCGCGTGCCCCCAAGGGTCAGAAGTCCGGCCAGGTCGGCGCTCCCAGTAGCTCCGGCATGAACGTCGGCGGTGTGACCGACGCGACGGCTCGGGCGAACGTTGCGACGCAGAGCGTCATGCTCAGCAGGCAGCTCAAGAAGAACAAGAGCATCGGGATGAGGCCACCGAGGTAGGATGCCGGCCAAGTCGCAAAAGCAGCGTGGCTGGGTCTACGCGAACAAAGGCCCTGCTTGGGCCAAGCGGCATCATTTCGACAACAAGGGAAAGCTCCCTACTCGCGTCAAGGTGAAGAAGGGCAAGAAGTGAAGATCAGGCGTTCAATCAAGGCTTCGGGGATCGGTACTCCGGTCAAGGGCGACGACGGCCTTTGGCGGGTTGACGACGTACCGATCTGCTCGACCGGGATCGAGTACAAGCTGTCCTCTGGGCCGCACACGTTCACCGAGAACGAGCTAGCGGATGCCGTCAAGGCGACCACGAGCGGCGACGTAGCGATCAACCCGCCGCGTCTCAAGCTCGGTCACAAGTCGGAGGCCAACAACCTCTTCCTCGGTGAAGACGAGCCTGCTTTTGGTCGCGTCGAGGGCATGTATCTGAGCGACAATAAGCAGACGATCCTCGGCAGCTACGTCGGCGTGCCCGAATGGTTGGCCAAGGTCTTGCCGGTCGCGTACCCCAGCCGCTCCGTAGATGCGCAGATCGGCGCGGAGACGGCGACTGGCAAGAAGTACGAGATGGTGATCACCGACGTGTCTCTGCTCGGCGTGCGGTGGCCGGGTTGCTCGACGCTGGAGGATCTACCACTCTGGTACGGTAGCGAGACGCCCGCTGCGGCCGAGATCGCAGCGGCGCTCGACACCAAGCAGATCCGCTCAAGGTTCTACGAGGACGGGCCTGGCAAAGACAACTTCTTCTGCTGGATCCGAGGCGAGCGGTTCGACACGGAAGACGGTCTGACCCTCATCGTGGATGATGGCGGCGGCGAAATCAGCCGCGTGCCCGTCACAGTCGATGGCGATGAGGTTGAGTTCGGAGAGCCTGTTCCTGTCATAGAACAGTTCACCGACAAGGTGGCGGCTGCCGAGGCGGTCATCGCCGGGATGAGGATGGCGGATCCGGCCATGCTCGTCTATGCATCTCGGGCGGACACCGCGCCCGACAAATCAACCCAGGAAGGAGAGGCTATGGACGACGAGCTTCGTCTGAGTCTCGCCAAGCGTCTGGGTCTGCCCGAGGATGCGACCGAGGAGCAGATCCGCACGGAGCTGGCCAAGCCGGTGGGTGAGACCACCGAGGAGGGCGGCAATGGCGAAGAGGGTGGCGAAGGAAATGGTGAGGGCGAAGGCGAGGGTGAAGGCGAGGGTGCTGGCACTCCGACCGCCGAGACCGTCACCATGGATCGCGCGACCTTCGAGCAGCTCAAGGCTGGCGCTGCGCTCGCAACCAAGCACGAGGGCGAGCGGCAGAGCGAGCGCGTCAAGAACACCGTCGAAGCAGCGGTGATGGACGGACGGATCCCGCCCGCTCGCCGCGAGCACTGGACAAAGGCGCTCAACGCCGACTTCGACGGTGCCAAGATCGTTCTCGACGGTCTGGAGAAGGGGCTGGTGCCGGTCACCATTCGTGGCTCGGTCGGCACCGGTGAAGAGGAGGGTGCCGGTGAGGGCGACCAGAACCAGGGTCTGCCCGAAGACTGGTTCCCGGAGATCAAGACCATTCGCGCTCAGGCGGCGTCGGGTCGCCGGATCGTGAACGCCAAGGAGGGCTGAGATGGCAAACGATCTCATCCCGTTCAAGCGACCCGGCGAAGATGTCACCGGCTACGCAACCGCCGCGATCACCGGGTGCCAGTGCGTCCAGATCTCGGCGGCCAAGCCCGCCGGTGAGAAGGCGGACGCCACGTATCTGACCGGCACGGCGACGGGTGGAGGCGGCACGTACCGCGTTTCGCATCCGTCGGGTGCGGGCGCGAATGGCGGTGCCGCCAAGCAGATCTTCGGCGTGGCGAAGTACGACGCAGCAATCAGCACTCTCGTCGGCATCGTCCGCGAGGGGATCGTCCCGATCAAGACCAGCGGTGCAATCACCGCTGGAGCGGGTGTCCAGGTCGCAGCAGACGGAACCGTGGTCGCCGTTTCCACCGGCGTCCAGATCGGGGTCGCCTGCGACGACGCAGCCAGCGGCGCGCTCTGCGAAGTCGCGCTCCAGATCAGCTAGAGAGGAGGGTAGACATGAAGAGCAGAGTGATCTTGGACTCAGACATCGTCTGGGTTCCTGGTCAGCCGGGGATCGTACGCGCTCGCGAGGCAATCGAGGCGCAGACGTATCCCAACCCGGTCGCCCATCCTCTCGGCCCGCCCACCGTGTCGGGTACGACGATGACGGTCGATCTGGCGTTGCAGACGCCGACGCGAATCACGCGAACGTTGATGGATCTCACGCTTCAGAGATTCTTCGCGGATCGCGTGTTCACGTCGAGCGGCGGCGTCAGCGGCGGTGCGGTCGTGTACGACGACCTGCAGGCCAACGATCTCTACTCCGACCGCGACATCCAGAGGGTCGCACCGGGTGATGAGTTCCCGCTCGTGACCAGCTCACGGCGCGTGCCGAAGGTTGCCTCGGTCGAGAAGTGGGGAGCGAAGTTCTTCACCACGGTGGAGGCTCGCGACCGCAACGACATCGCGGTGTTCACGCGGAACGTCCGGATGCTGGCGAACACCATCGTCCGGAAGATCAACCAGCGCGCCGTCGAGGTTCTGGAGGCTGCGGTGCAGACCTCTCCGAACCGGCTCGTCACCGGCGTCAACTGGAGCACCGTCGTCACGGCGGGTGCGTCGGCCAGCAACTCGAACCTCTGGCCTGCGTACGACTTTGCTCGCGCCCAGGCGCAGGCAGAGACGGAGGAGCTGGGGATCGTCTACGACCTCTGGATCCTCAACCCGCAGGAGTACCTGCAGCTGGCGCGGATCTATGGCCCGCAGCTCAATGACCTTCTGGCGAGCATGGGTCTGTCGATCTTCGTCACGAACCGGATGCCGGCCGGCAACGCCTACGTGCTCCAGGAGGGTCAGACGGGGCAGATGCGGGTCGAGCAGCCGCTGCAGACCAACCAGTGGTACGAGCAGGAGACCGAGCGGTACTGGACGCAGAGCAGCGTTCGGCCGCTCATGTTCGTGGACAACCGCTTCGCAGTCCTGAAGTTCACAAACCTGGCCGGGTGAGGAGGGATCATGGCAGAGCTTCATGGCGCAGATCCGAACACCGTGGCCACGGAGGGCTACGAGGTTCCAGAGGAGTACAGCGGTCAGGGCGATTCAAGGATCGTCCGTGCCCTGAGCTTCCTCTACACCGTCGCGGTGCAAGACCCGACGGGCATGACGGTGATCGAGCCGCGCGAGGCCAAGTCCGGCGACGAAGTCACGCTCGATCAGATCGGCCTCATCGCCCAGATGAAGGGCGAGTCGTCCCACGCCTTCTACACCGATGAGGAGCGTGAGAAGTTGGAGGCCGGTCAAAACCCTGACGAGCCGCCCTCGCCCGAAGGTGGCGGCGACCTCAGCTCGATGGGCGAGTACGAGCTGGCGGAGTACATCAAGGCCAACAATCTGACGGTGAACGAGACGGTCGCGCTCGCAGCGGGCGACAAGGATCTCGCTCATCGTCTCTTGCAGGCCGAGAACATCGCAACCGACGGTGAGCCTCGGAAGGGCGTCGAGGCTGGCCTGACGTCGATCATCGAGGGATAGGTCATGGCCGAGTACAAGGCTCTGACATTCATAACTCTACCGTTCTTGGACGGTGGAGCCGGTCGTCTGTTTGCCCCTGGCGACATGATTCCTGAAAGCGATTTCGAGGAATCAATCGAGCTGGGCGAATCGGCCATCGGTGAATCGGAGTGGGACGGCCAAGCGACGGCCGCTTCGATGATCTCGGATCTGATCGACGGCGGATCGCTGTCGGAGGATCCCGACGCGGAGCTGCACCCGGCGCACCGTCCTGTTGTACCCGGCGCTCCCACGGTAGCGGGACTAGTCGAACAGGCGAAGATCCTCGTCGCTGAAATGAAGGAGAGCGGCGAGGAGATCCCCGAGGAGCTTCAAGCCTTGGCGGATTCCCGCGAGCTGATCAACGGCGACGACGCGGCATCAGGGGGTGATGCGAGTGCATGAGACTCTCTGGATCTGCGAGAAGTGGAGCGAGGAGGCATGTGACTTCGCTCGGCGCAAGCTGGAGCGGAACGGCATCAGTCACGTCCTTGGCTCCCTGGAGGAGAAGGCCGGAGTGATCCGGCCTTCACTCCTACCGATCAAGCACGGGATCAGCTCGCAGGTTCTTCGCCAACTCGTCGGCCCAGCCGAGGAGTGCGTCGAGATCGTTGGCAACCTTCTGCTCAACGAAGGGATCCAGCGACTTCAGGACATGACCATGATCGCTACGCCTCTGAGCAATCAGGTGGCGGGCAACCCGTGGTCGAACGCCAACGCCTTCACCGGCGTCGGTGACAGCAACACCGCAGAGGCGGCGACGCAGGCAGAGCTGCAAGCTGCGACCAACCGCTTCTACAAGGCGATGAACGCGACATACCCGTCGCGCTCGTCTCAGACGGTCTCCTTCCAGTCGGACTTCACGAATGCGGAGGCGAACTATGTCTGGGCCGAGTGGACTGTTGCGGCGGGTGCAACGACGGCGTCAGGAGCTGGCTTCACGACGGGCACGACGAACCTGAACCGCAAGGTCGCTGCGCTCGGCACGAAGTCGTCTGGGACATGGACGCTGACAAGTCAGATCACTCTCTCCTGAGGAGGGGAGAAATGGAGCGGGGCCACCTGGGCCGCACAGGAGTCCCGCTCCACTGCCATGGGTAACACAACCAACTATGGCTGGCCATATCCGGAACAGACGGACATTCCGGATGTTCAGCTGCACCTCAAGAATCTTGCGGTCGCGATTGATACCTCGCTCGGCGGGATCGCTGGTATTCCTCTTGGCGGAGTAGCGGACTGGCCATGGGGAGCCGGTCAAATCCCTACCTGGTCTCTGTTGCCTTACGGGCAGCTTTTGACGCAGGCGTCGTATCCGTCGCTACAAACGATTGCAGATGCGGCTAGCCGTCCATATGGCGGATCGGCCGGGACGAACTTCAACCTTCCCGACTACCGAGGCCGAGTCGGTGCCGGTAAGGATGACATGGGCGGAACGGCAGCCAACCGGATCACTACGGCGATCTCGGGATCGGACGGTAAAACACTGGGAGCTGTGTTCGGAGCCGAGGGCATCACCTTGACGACGGCGCAGCTCCCGGCTCACACGCATACCTTTACGACCGGCGGCGAGTCCGTGGATCACACTCACTCCGTCGGTATCAACTCAGGTACCGTCTCGGCTGACCACGCGCACAACACCGACTACTGGGTCAGCGGCGCTGGCCCTGCTGGAGTCGTTCCGGGTGGTAACTCGGCTGCTGCTCCGGCAGGCCCGTACTACTACGCCAGCGGCGGTATGACTGCGAACCACTACCACGGCGTCTCCGGTACCACCGCCGGTCGCTCGGGAGCGCACACTCACTCCGGTACATCGGACAGCACCGGCTCGGCTTCGGCAATCAAGGCATCTCAGCCGTCGATCATCGTCAACAAGATACTGAGGGTGATATAGTGGCCAAGAAGAAGATCAAGGTAGTCAACAAGAGCATGCACGAGTGGCACGCCGCCGAAGAGACGCGGATGGCAGAGCAGCACACGAAGGAGAAGTCCGAGCACGGCAACAAGAAGCCGAAGGGCATCGACATGACTCTGCTTGCGGAAGACGCAGAGCCACTTGTACTGCCGAATGAAGTCGTCGTCATGCCGGGCAGCTACTACGGCGTCAACGAGCTAGGCGATGAGTTTGTTCTGGCTCCGGCCGACATCGGCAAATTCTGGGTCGAGGTCTAGTGCCTCACCTTCATCCTGTCGAACGGTTACGCCGGATCTGGACGCCTGGGCGCGAGATCGAGGAAGTGGTCGCGCGCCTGGAGCCGCAGACAGAGCTTGATTCGCAGATCCGCGATCTCTTGCATCGAGCAATTGAGCAGCGCGGGCCGGTCACGCTCGACATCGGAAGCGAAGTGAGCCCAATCATGAATACGGGAACGCTGCGCTGGGAGATCATCCACGGCCCCGGTCACGACGATTATCCGGAGCTACGCGAGCGTCAAGTTTCGCTCTGGATCGAATAGGAGGATGAATGCATATCTTCTGCAACATCAATCTCAGCGAAGATGACAAACCAGCTTGGTCTCCGGAGGAGGCTGCGAACGCAGTCATGACAGCTTTGGGCGGCGATCCGGTGAAAGACACCTGTAACGTCCAGGTCACGATCCCGCCCGCCTCGGTCGGAGCGACAACTTCTCCTACGCCTTGAGAGACGCTCATAAGAACTTCGCTTACAGTAACGTCGCGACCGCCCCATCTCCGGCCGCGAGCGGGACGTCACTGGTTGTTACTGCTGGCGACGGAGCCAAATTTCCGACGCCGCCGTTCAACGCGACCGTCTGGCCGGTCGGTCTCATTCCGATTACCAGCAACGCCGAGATCGTCCGCTGTACCGCGCTCTCCACTGATACCCTGACGCTCACCCGGGCACAGGAGGGATCGAGCGCGAGAACAATCGTCGCAGGAGATCAAATTGCCGCTACGATCACGGCCAAGACTCTGACCGACGCTGAGGATCTGATCTACGACGGAGACTTCGCGAGTGGCCCGACCTACATGGATGGCGAGATCGTTGTCTATCAAGGGGTCGCCTATCTCTGCATCAAGCCGACGACCGCCGCGCCGGTCGCCTGGCCCGGAGGCCCGACGATTGCCCCGCCGCAGTTGCCCACGTACGGGACTACTTTGCCCGCTGCTCCCGTTGATGGTCAAGAGCACATCCTCGTAGATTCGGCAACTGCGCCGTCCTATCAATGGCGTCTCCGCTACAACGCCGGATCGACCTCGGCATACAAGTGGGAGTTTGTCGGCGGTGCTCCGGCGTGGGGTGGAGATTCCACCGTTATCGGAATGACCGGTGATGCCGCTTGGCATCCGACGGGAATGCAATTCACGTTGGTTCGTGCGGGAGTGTACGACTTCTCCTTCACGGCTCGCGGTCAGGGAGGAACATCTACTTACACCATGGGCCTCTCGATTGCCGGCGCTACTCCTACCAACGATGTTCATACATCAAATACGAACTCGACTTGGAACAACGTTTCGCGTGACCGTCAAAGGCTAACGGTCGCTGCCGGGAATGTCGTCGCGCTCTGGTATAACACAAGTTCTGCTCAGAACCTCGACAACCGTACCTTCTCCTGTCAGCCGGTGAGGATCTCTTGAGCACTCCAGCTCCTGCCTCTACGAACTGGATTCCGCTCTGGAACCTCAACGGTGCGACTGGACTCAACTACCGGGGCGCGTACGTCGCTGCCACCCAGTACGCCGACGGCGACATCGTCGTCTACAACGGCATAATGTATGCCTGTGTACGGCCGACGCTGAACGCTCCGGTTGTATTCCCGGTGGGTTCGCAGAACAACCCGATAGCGAAGGTCTACTGTACATCGTCGCCATCTTGGCCGAATGCCGCCTGGACGCAGATAGCAAATGTTTGGACGGTCGAATACGACACCGACAATATCTGGGATGGCGCGGGCAAGATGGTCATCAAGACGCCGGGGCGCTACCGGATCTCGGTGACAGTGATCTGCGCGGCAGCTGCTGGCGGCGGAATACGCGGTATTCAGATTCTCAAGAACTCGGTTGCAGGAAACGTAGGAGTGATCGGCGAAGCGAGCTACAATGGGATCACAACTACGATTGAGCAGGCTATGCCATGCACGGTCGATGCCTCTCTGAACGCGGGCGATCAGCTTGCGCTCGTGATCTACCAGAACAGCGGCGGCTCGATTCTACTCGCAGCCACTCCGACCGTGTTCTCGGTCGAGCGCCTGGATGCGGCGGTGCCGGTCGCCGTCTCCTATCCAGTCGGCACTCCGACCTACTCAACGACGCCGCCCGCCTCGCCGGTAGATGGACAGATCTGGATTCTTCCTGCTGATGCGACGAACGGCGTCAACTGGACGTTCCGTTACAATGCCGGTAGCTCGTCGGTATACAAGTGGGAGTTCATAGGCGGCGCATCGTGGCTGGGTAACTTCTCAAACGGAGCATACGAGACGATTCCCGGCTCAGGTGCATTCGGCGATTGTCCGACCATTACTCGTTTTCTTGTACCGCGTGCGGGCGACTACGATGCCGTAGCGATGGCTCAGTTCTCGCATCCATCAGGCAATAACCTCTTCCAGCAGGCTCTCTGTCGCGGCTCCGACTTTTCAGGTAGCCTTGGCGCCGCGACCGCGATGCTAGGGCCGTCCGTAGGGTCTAGTCATATCACCCATACGGTTTCGGATCGTGTGCTTGCTGTTCCCGCTGGTAGCGATGTTCGCGCTCGGTATAACTCAGCCGCAGCGGGCGGTCTGGCCGCCAACCGAACGCTCCGCGTCTGGCCAGTGAGGGTATCATGAGCGTTCCGAATCCCGCCGCCGTCGATTGGGTGCCGCTCTGGCCGACCGGGATCGCAGTGCCGCCCGGTCAACCTTCGGTGCGCGTCTATCGTGGTTCAGTTCTTGCCGTTGCGAACAACACTTGGACACCCGTCCCGTTCACTGCAGCTCGCTATGATGTTGGAGGGCCGCACTGGGCAGCCGGTACTCCAACACGTCTGACGTGTGTTGTTGCAGGTACCTATCATGTTTGGGCCTCGACACAGTTTGTTCCCGGCGCTGGCGGATACACCAGGCAAAATGCGATCATGCTCAACGGAAGTACCTACAGCGGAGTCGGCGGGAACAATGGTGCGCTTTTCGCCGCTGCTGGATACCCGATCTCTCAGGCATCCGAACTAATTCAAATGGTTCCCGGGGATTATGTTGAGTGTTCTGTTTTCCAGGATAGCGGCGGAAGCCTGAACACCAATACCAGCGATACTGGCACCTCAAGGCATGCGATGGAGTTCGGTATGGTGCTCGTCGGCGGGATGCAAGGCCCGCCAGGAGCTGGGATCCCGACGCCGACTGTCGCTGGTCAATGGGTGAAGGGTGCGGCCGGCAATGCTGCGATCTGGTCTCCGATTGCTCATTCGGATCTTCCGACCGAGCTGATCGGCGGTTACTTGCCTCCGGGCAACGACTGGAACCAGGCGCAACAATCGGGCTGGTACTCATCCTCAAACGCCGCGAACGCTCCGGCACCGTTCGGAGGCGTGCCCGGATCTTGGTTGCTTGTTCGTGTTGAGAATCACTCTCCCGGCGCATGGACGACGCAGACCGCCTGGGCGTTCACCGAGGGAGCATCGCCGCCAGGCAACATCTCGCAGTTCAGGCGGCGTTGTAATAACGGGACTTGGCAGGCGTGGCAGCATACGGATACCGGCAACTGGCTGTCTGTCAACGGCAACCTTGGTTACGCTGGAGGCTTCACTGACTACGGCGCACCTTGGGGGCCAGCAAAGTTTCGTAAGGTCAGCGGAATGGTCATTCTGGAAGGTCTGATCAGTAACCCGGCGACCGCCGGAACCATCGTCATGTTTGCGCTACCGGCTGGGTACCGCCCGCTCTCGGGCCGCTACTTGATCTTTCGCACGGCCTGTAGTTATCCGACCGCAACGCAGGGCGAGACGATTCGCATCTACGACAACGGCAATGTCGAGGCGCAGGCGACTCCGGGCGGCGGCTGGCTCTCGCTCACTGGCTGCACCTTCATGGCTGAGGGTTAATGTTCGGCGTCAACGCTTTTGGCTGGCCTTATCCCGGTCAGGGGCCGATGGATGTCGGGAAGCGCCTCACCACTTCAGATCCAGGCCTGCGGACATACGCAGATCTGCCCGTAGCGTACGCGACCTATGCCGCGATCCCGGCCACCACCAGAGACTACGCGCGGCTCCCGTTCAATCCGCCGTACTTGACGGCAACCGAGACCGCCGCCGTCACCCTCAAGCAGTTCTCGACTGCCGATGCGAACGGGCCGACGACCGAGACCGCCACCGTCAAGTTCGGCGTCAGCGCAACTGACTCCAATGGCAGCACGACCGAGACTGCTTCGGTTGTCTACTCTGCTCAGGTTAGTGATGCCGGGAGCGGTTCGGATAGCGCCACTCTCGTCGTCAAGGCCGCGAGCGCGGACAGCGGTTCAGGTAACGACAGCTCGACGCTTGTCGCGCAGCTCGTCGTAACCGACGCTGGATCCGCGACTGAAGTCCAATCGCTAACCGCCGCAGCTCCGACTCTCGACGCTGGTACAGCAACTGACGCCGCAACCTTGGTCGCGAAGCTCGCGGCCAGCGACGCGGGCGTGGTCACTGACTTCGCTTCCACCGCGACCTTCCAGGCGATCTCCGGGACAGATGCCGGCGCATTCAGCGAGAGCGCCACGGTCAAGGTCGTCCTGGCGGTCTCGGACAGCGGCGTTACGTCGGACAACGCTACGCTGGTCTACGGAATCGTTGTTATAGACGCGGGCGCGAGCGCGGACGCGAGCGTTCTCAACGTCAAGATCAACGTCTCGGATCCGTCCTACGCGACCTATGCGGGCCTGCCATCGCGCTACGCCACGTATGCAGCGATCCCCGCGACCACTCAATACTACTCGCAACTGCCGTACGCGCCGCCATACCCGATCTGGACTGAAGTCGCGTATGCAGCCGTCGCCTTCCTCGCTACCGATCACAACGGGACGACGGGCGAGGTCGCTCTGGTTGGCGTCAAGTCTGCCGACAGCGGCTCTGGATCCGAGATCGGAAGCGTCAATGTTCAGGTACTCGCAGCCGACTCAGGCGTAGGTACCGACTACGCTGCTCCGATCAAGCTTGGCTTCGATTCCGGTGTCGGGATCGAGGCTACCACGCTCGTTGCTCTGGTTGCGTCGTTCGATACCGCCTATAGCCTTGATCTCGCCGGGATCCCCACCGGCGGGTACTTCGTAGCCGATTCGAACGGTCTTGTCACCGAATCTACTGTTGTAAGAGCCTATCTCACGGCTCTAGACGCCTCCGGGCCGGTAACGGAATACGCGCAAGCTCCTACAGGCGCTCTCCCGGCCTTCGACGTTGGCACGGCGACGGAGACCGCAGCTCTCCATGCCGCGCTGGCGGGAACGGATGCGGGCAGTGGCAGCGATGTCACTGTCCCATCCGTCCAAGTCCTCGCCTTTGATCAGAATTCAACTTCGACTGAGAGTGCGACACTCGGTACGGCGGTGCCGACCGTTGACACTGGAACCTCGGTCGAGAGCGCCAGCGTCAAGGTTGCCCTTGCCTCCTCGGATGCTGGCGCTGTTACGGAGACCGCTGCGCTGGCTGCCACTCTCGCCGCAGGGAGCGACTCAGGGACGGCGCTTGAGGCGACGGAAATCCGGAGTCAAACGGCGGCCAGCGACAGCGGCTCCGGATCCGACTCAGCAATTCTTACGACTCTCGTCCCATCGGGGATCGATGTTGGTCAGGCCGTCGAAGTCGTGTCGCTCCTGGCGAAAGTCGCCGGATTCGATGCCGGTCTCGGAACAGACAAGATCGACGTTCGTGTTCAGGTACTGGCATCTGACTCCGGTCACGGCACCGATATTGTTCTCGGGCAAGCGATCTACGGCTCCGACAAAGGTACCGGCCTTGACGCGGAGGCGCTCCGGGCGCTACTCAGCGCGAGCGATTCTGGATACGGGGACGATTGGCAATGGCGCGATCCTCCGTATGTCCTCTTTACGGATGAGCCTCCGGGGAGTATCCTATCAACAGCGAATGGATCTACTCAAATCTTCCCGGCTGTTGGCACTGCTGAAACACCTTCCTCGGCGCAAGGATCGCATCCGGTACCGGCCACCGGCCGTGCTGGATCTCCGTTCATCGCTTCTGGGCACATCTCGAACGGAGCCGCCGTCGGAGCAGTTCGCAGCGGAGCGGGAGCGCCTGGTCACATTGTCGGATCTGCCCGAGGATCAAGTCGCGGATCATTTGTGCCACGGGGCACCTACGCAAGTCCAGCCGGAGGGAGGATCCTGAAGTGAGTACGCCTCAAACGTACATCGTCTCGTTCACCGACTACACCCCGGTGCCGAGGTTCGATGACGTGCCTTGGTCAACCGTGATGATCGAAGAGGGGCCGACCGAGGAAGGCCCATGGGCCTTGATCGACACTCAGAACCTCGTCCCACTTGACGCGGATCCGTCCGACCCGATGCCGCGCTCGTTCACGACCAACCAAGCAACCATCGAGCACGGCTGGTACCGGATCTCGTTCGGAGATGCCTACAACAACGTGATGGAGATGCAGCCGACGTTCAACGGCATCCCCATCGAATGGACGCCGACGCTGCCGGACGTAGCCGGGGTGATCCTGGTTCGCAGCCGCGACAACAACGGCGTCATTCAGAACACCTTCACCGAGAACACGATCCCGACCGCCGAAGAAGCGCGCATGTTGATCGACAAGGCGGTCAACAACGTCCGGCCTCTGATCGGAACCGACATCCCCGAGGATCTGATCCAAGAGGCGCAAGATGTCACCGCGCTCCGGGCTGCGATGTACATCGAGCTGACGTTCTACGGCAACGAGGTCGCTCAGAACCGCTCCGTCTACCCACACCTGAAGACGCTGTTCGATGAGAAGGTCAAGACTCTGGCGCAAGCGATCTTGGCCGAGGAGTCTGGTCAGTCTCCTACGGACGCGCTCGCGGGTGCGGGCGGGTCTCCGATGTACGCCTATCCCGTTGATGACAACTTGTACGATAGGCCGTTCTGATGCCGGTCAAGTTCCTCGACACTCGTATCTTTGGAGTTCAAGAAGTCAAGGAGATGCTATTCGGCGGGAAGGAAGCTGTCGGGCATATGAAGCCCGCGCTGGAGCTGGTCGCGGACGATCTGATGGAAGTCATCGGCATCAACTTCGAAAGCCAAGGTCGGCGCGGTGGCGGCTCCTGGCAGATGCTCTCCGAAGACTGGGTGGCTCGCAAGGCGGCTGCGAACAAAGACACTCGCATCCTCTTCTACACTCACAGACTCTTCGACTCGATGACCAAGCGAGGCGGCGAACAGGATCTGGTCGTCAACAACTACCGGATCCACTTCTCGACCTATGTCCCATACGCGGTCGTCATGGACGAAGGTAGTGAGGAGCTTGGGATCCCGGCTCGCCCGTTCATCAAGTTCGTCAGGGGCGATCTCCTGCGCTGGGTCAAGATCTGTGAAGACTACCTCCAGACCTCGATGAAGGTGCGATGAGTACCTATCCGCCCCCAGACTCAATCTTCCAGCCGATCTTCGACGGCAGCGTTCTGACCCGCGCCGTCATAGCGACGCTCAAGCTTTGGTATCCGACGTACATTCACGAACTGGAGATTCAACGAGACTACCCGACTAAGCAGATCCCGCCGCCTCGCACCTATGTCGAGCGTTGGCGCTTCGATTCCTACCCGGACGAGCAGATCCCGATTGTGGTTGTTGTTAGTCCCGGCATGGCCGAAGCGCCTGACTACGCTGGGGATGGAGCGGTCGGCGGCTGGTGGGCACTCGGAGTGGGGGTGATAGCTGCTGCAAATACGGAAGACAACTCGGAGCGTATGGCAAAGATTTACGGAGCGGCTGCGCGCGCGATCCTAGAGCAAAAGAGCTTCCTCGACGACAGTTGGGAGTTCAACGGGATCAACGTCATGGACGAGAGCTACGAAGATGTCCCGGACATCGAACAGGCTCGTACTATGAGGGCAGCCCAAGTGATCTGCCGAGTGCGCGTCGAGAATATGATGAACAAGTGGGCTGGGCCAGCCTACCCGGATCCGCCCGAAGAAGCGCAGCCGGGATCCAATTGGCCCGATGTCGAGTCTGTGTACGTTGATGTCGAACGACTGGAGGAGGCAGAAGAGTAATGGCGGATACCAAACCGACGAAGAAGCCGCCAGGCGGAACGCAGTATCGCTTCATCGGCCCGCACGCCGTCATCCTGGACGAAGGGCAGCCGCTTGGCCCGGGTGACTACGTCACCTTGGACGCTCCTGGCGAGCATGCCCAAGGGATGATCGACATCGGCTGGCTGATCGACGCGACCGGCGTCACACCGCCCGAACCGCAGATGGAGGAGCAATCAACTGAGGAGGAGGCACCGGCATGAGCGCAGTGCTCGTCCGGCCTGGCGTCAACGTCACTCTGCGAAGCTCGCCGCCAGCGCGCTCCGCGCCGACTGACACCGGCGTCTGGTTCGTCACAGGTCTCACCGATTCGGGGCCGGTCGCCCCGACGCAGATCCAGAGCTTGTCAGACTTCACGCGGATCTTCGGGCCGCGCGTCTCGTACAGCGTGTTGTACGACGCTCTGGATGTGTACTTCCGCGAGGGCGGGGCCACAGCTTGGATCGCGCGTGTGGTCGGCCCTGCAGCCGTCACGGCATCCCGCACTCTCAACGATGCGGGGGCTGCGGTGGCTCTCACCGTCTCCGCGCTCGGCCCGGGCGCGAGCGGGAACAACATCAAGGTCGGGGTTCGTGCTGGCGGCGGCTCCGGTACATTCGTTCTGTTCGTCCAGGACGCGACCAACACCGAGGTCGAGACCAGTCCGGATCTCGTGGACAACAACGCCGCTGTTCTTTGGGCGGCCAGCTCGTCCTACATCCGGGCCGCGCTCGGCGCGTCGGCCAACGATCCGGCTCCGGTGGCGGCGTCGGCTCTGACCGGCGGCAACGATGACCGTAACAACATCGTGGACGCTCAGTGGGCGAGCGCGCTTGCCCTGATCACGAGCGATCTCGGCCCTGGCCAGGTCTCGGCTCCGGGCCGCACGACCGATGTGGGACACCAGCAGTTGGTCGATCATGCCGGAACGCATCGGCGGGTCGCTCTCCTGGACGCGCCGGATACGTCAACCGTGAACACCTTGCTCGCGAGCGCGACCGGCGCGCGAACGGGCAACCAGAAGTTCTCGGCCATGTTCTGGCCGTGGGTGATCGTGCCGGGTGTGGTCACCGGCTCGACGCGCTCCGTTCCGCCCTCGGCTCTGATTGCGGGCCTGCTCTCCCGCAACGACTCGTCCGGCGTCGGAGCTGACCAGGCGGCTGCTGGTGATCAGGGAGTCTCGATCTTCAGCGTGGATCTCTCGCAGCCGGCAGTCAGTGATACGGTTCGCGGGCAGCTCAACGTCGGCTGCATCGACGTGGTTCGCGAGCTGTACGGAGCCATCCGAAACTACGGCTGGCGCTCGCTCGTGGATCCGAACGCGGAGCCGGACTGGGTCAACTTCGGCTGTGCTCGGCTCTACATGGGCATCGCGGCCAACGCGCAAAACATCGCGGAAGGGTTCATGTTCGACAAGATCGACGGTCAGGGCAAGACGATCTCCGCGTTCAACGGAGCACTCTCCGGTCTGCTCCAGACCTACTACAACAACGGCGACCTGTACGGCGCGTCCGCCGGGGATGCGTTCTTCGTAGACACTGGCCCGCAGGTCAACACTCCAACGACGATCTCGCGGCACGAGCTTCACGCGGTACTGAACGTCCGCATGAGCGAGTTCGCCGAGATGGTGCAAATCGAAATCTACAAGAAGCCGATCACGGAGCCGTAGGAGGCGAGTAGATGAGCACTCAGATCAGAGGGACTCGTCTCGACACCTGGCAGGTCACGCTGCAAGTCGAGCACCCTCACAAGCCAGGCAACATGATCCCGTACGGCGTCTGGGACACCAGAACGGGCGGCGAGATCGACTCAGAAGAGCGGCTGTACTACCCGGGCGGTATGGCGCCACCGTACTCGCTCGGAGGCAGGATCACCCCGGGGCAGCTCACGATGAGCCGCAACTACCGGCTCGGGCGTGATCACGACAACATCCAGCAGCTGATTGACGCGGCAGGCGTCTCGCGCGTTGTCATCTCGGCGCAGCCGATGGATCGCTACAAGAACCACTACGGTCGGCCCATCGTCTGGACGGGCACGCTGAAGACCGTAACGCTTCCGGAGCACAACTCCGAGAGCACGAGCGATCCTGGCATGGTCGAGATCGTCTGTACAATCGACAACAAGCCGACCAGCACCTAGCAGGAATAGGAGGGAGCAAATATGGAGATCAACGAAGAGCAGCCTGCTCTCCACGAGATCACCGAAGAGGTAGGGATCAAGCCGGGTTCTCTGGCGGATCAGCTGCGTGCCCAGCGCACGGCTCTCGCAGAGACCAAGGAGGTCATTCTACCTCTCACCGGCTACGAAGAGTACAACGTCGCCGTCAAGCACCGCTTGATCGACCGCAAGGAGATCGAGGTCATCGGTCGCAAGGTTCTGACCGAGACCCGTGACCGCAGTGAGCGGAACATGCGGATTCTGCTCGACACGATCATCAACTCCACGGTCGGCTTCTACCTGCAGGACGGCGAAGAGGTACGGGAGATCCAGGATGACCGCCACAACGACCGCCACGTTCTCAACTGGGACGAGTTTGCCAACTACCTCGGCTGGCAAACCAACGGTGAGGGTGACGCTCGTACGGCGGTCTACTGGGTCTTCGGCTTCAACGAGTTCATGGTGGGCCAATACGGGATCATGCTCAACCGCTGGATGGCCAACACCGGCATGAAGGTGGACGAGGAGTTCCTGGGGGAAGTTCTCTAGGGATCCCCGATGAGATCAAGGCAGCAGCCCAGGTGGCGTTCTCCGGTCAGGATCCTCACAAGTTCCTGGACACGGACGACTCGGAGCTTCGCTCGCGAATGATGGCTATCGCGACCGAATACCAGAAGCTGATGCTATTGGCCAACGAGGATCTCGCGATCAAGATCATCAACAAACTTGGTGAGGCGATGAAGTAATGGCGCTCGGTGGAGCCAACGCCACCATACGGATCGTTCTGACCGGCGCTCGGAGCGCAATCGCTGGGATCGAGGCGACGGGCGCAGCTGTCACCGGTCTGGCTGAGAAGGTCAGGGTTCTTGAGGCGGCAGAGACCGGCGCTACCAAGCGTGGCTTCCTCATGAACCAGGTTCTGTTCACGATGCGGCGTTACGCCTACATGGGAACGCTCGCTCTGACCGGCGCGGCTGTCGCCTTTACCAAGTGGGGAATCGACTTCAACTCGACGATGCAGCAGGCGACGACCGCTCTGTTGCCGGTCATGCACGGATCCCAGGCCGTACGCGATGAGCTGTTCAAGCTCTTCAATATGGCCAAGTACAATCCCTTCCGGTTCCAGGATATGACAACGGCGTTCCGTTCGATGTTCCTGGCGATGCAGCCACTCGGGATTACCGCGCAGCAAGTGAATCAGACGCTGAGAGCGATGACCGATGCGCTCTCAGCGACGGGCCGGACTAGCCCCGCGCAGCTCAACCGAGTCGCGGTCGCGCTTCAGCATATGGCGTACCAAGGTCGCTTGACCGGGTTCACGGTCAACCAGCTCGCCCGCGACGGCATCCCGATCTTCGGAGCCTTGCGGAAGGAACTGGGTCTGACCGGCGATCAGCTTCACAATATCTCCGCGCTCGGGATCCCGACCTCGGTAGTCCTACAGGCCATCAACAGATTCATCGAGACTCAGCCGGGATACATGAACGCAGCCGCGCGGCAGGCGAAGACGCTCAACGGTCAGCTCGCGACCCTCAAGGACAACATCTCGCAGACGATGGGCTACCTGACGGCTGGCGTCTTCCGAGGAGTATCGAGTGGGCTACTCCCGTCTCTCAACAAGACGTTCGACGCGATAGCTGCGCGAGCGAAGCAGCAGGGATATAAGCTCAGGTTCTCGGACATTCTGGACGTATTCTCCAAGCGGTACCCGCAAGCGTCCGGGATCTTCGATCTGTTCAAGACGCTCGTTATGGTCTTGAAGCCGCTCGGCTATCTACTCAAGCAGACAGCCATAGGTCTTGGGACGGTTCTGTTTGTGGCGGGCAAAATCTCGATTGCCCTTCGGCCTCTGATCGTCGCCTTTACTTGGTTGATCAAGCACGTCCCAGGTCTGCAGTACATCATGATCGGCCTGGCCGCGTCGTTTGTGGCGTGCTACTTCGCCGCCAAGATTGCAGAAGCAGGCGGTCTGCGGAAGTGGCTTCTGACGCTCAAGCTGCTTGGCGGTTCACTCAAGGCTGCAGAGGTCATGATGGCGCAGTTCGCTTTCATGACAAGGGTCACCGGCTGGATCGCTCAAGCCTCTGGTGCGAGAATCAAAGAACTATGGCTGATCATGATGGGGAAGAACGTTGGCGGTTACGGCACAGTGATCAGCCGGGGCGGCAAGTGGGTGCCTCTAAGCACATTCGAAAAGGGCATCATGAGAATCGGCATTGCGATTCGGGGAACTCTTATCCCTGCGATCCAAGATGCCGGTGTCGCGATGTGGGCGTTCCTATTGGACAACCCGATTGGTTGGATCGTTCTCGCGGTCGCAGCGGTCGTCGGCGGTCTCGTGATCCTCTACTTCAAGTGGAAGCGGTTCCACGACTTCGTCAACAAGACGGCCCAGTATATCTGGAACCACTGGTATAACCTCCGTCTGTTTGTCCACGAGATCGTCAACCTGGCCCACAAGCTGCGTGACTTTTGGAACGATCACTACAAGGCGTTCGAAAAGCTCTGGCACCTAGCGCAGCCGGTGCTCAACTGGATCCTCAAGCACTGGCAATGGATCGGAGTCGCGATTGGCGACCCGATTGCTACCTTTACCTTGTGGTACAAATTCATGACGATGTTGATCGGAGCGGTCAGCACGCTCGTCGGTTGGGTCAAGCGTCTTATCCACTGGATCGGCAAGATTCATATTCCCAGCTGGCTCAGTAGAATGACAAAGACCATTGCAGAGGGCGCATGGAATACTCTGAACTTTGCGACGGGCGGACTCCCTCGCGGACTCATCGACTACCGCACTATGGGCGGGCCTGCCTTTGCAACTCCAAGCGGCGGCGCAATCCCTGTGACCTCTCCCAACCAGTTCGCGCGGAGTATGGCAGTAGCGCAGGGTCAGGCAAGACCTATGCAAGTTTCGTCCACGGTGCACGTGCATGTTGACGGTAAGAAGGTCGCGGAGGCAACCGCAAAACACCGACAGAATAAGGCGGCGCGTAGATGAGTGGCATCGTATTCTCGGACGTTCACCCGCGCGGCAAGAAACAATCGGTCTACAAGCCGACGACGCCGCCTGACCGCTACTACTACATCTTCCGGTCGAGCGATGGAGCCTCGGTTCGCGTCATGCGCGGAGACGGCCCGCCGACGATGACCGGCGGGATCGGCGGCTGGAACCAGATTGCCCGCCCGCGCCGCGTCGCGCTGACGCAATGGGGTGGCCGCGAGCCGTACCAGATGGACGTGCCGATCCTCTTCAATGGCTGGCACGACCAGCAGAGCGTCGAGCGCGAGATCCGGCAGCTCAACAAGATGGGCCTCGGCCTCGACTGGCATCAGCCTCCGACCGTCACCCTCGACGGCGCGCACCCGGATGTCGCAGTTGCCGGCGCGCAATGGGTGATCAACGACATCACATGGGGCGATGACGTGTACTGGGATCTGGGCAAGGATGGCACTCCGTTCCGCATGCGGCAGGACGCAGTAGTCCATCTGCTTGAGTACCACGAGGAGGATCGTCTGAACATCGTCGTCACGAAGTCTCTGCCAAACACGTACATTGTTCACCGCAAGGGCGAGACACTTCGCAGTATCGCCAAGGCGATGTACGGGAACGGCGACCGCTGGAAGGACATCAAGAAGGCTAACCCGAAGATCCGCGACCCGAACAAGCTGCCGTTGAAAACCAAGCTGAGGATCCCGTAGTGCCTACCAAGGCTACCGCTCTCACCGCCGTTCACAAGCTGGAGCTGTCGAAGCTCGATCCGAAGACCATCCAGAAGGAGATGATGGGCGAGGACTTCGACCTCGGCAAACTGAACGTCTACCTGCAGAGCAAGGTGTTGTTCGACTCGTCGGCGCGGGTGATCGATGTCAACGTCAACCGGACTATCGATGGTGCGAGTACGCTTGACTTGCTGGTGGACGACTACGACCGAACTCTTCTCAAGTCGAAGGTTCTGAACGCGCGTCTGGACATCGAGATCGACGGCCTTTGGTTCCGGCTCGTCAAGGTTTCTAAGGATGCGGGATCGGATCAACTAACGCTCGGCTTTGAGCAGCGCGAGATCGCGCTCCTGCGAACGTATCCGAAGCACAACGCTCCGCATAATGGCGTCAAGTTCGCCAGCCGCGATAAGACGACGCGCGCCGAGTTCATCCTCAATCTGATCCGCGAGGTCAAGGAAGTCAAGATCCCGGTCGTCATCCCTCACCTGAAGCAGATCCAGCCGATCACCAAGGCGAAGGATACGACGGTGGGAACGAAGTGGGGAGATGTCGTAGCCACCGGGGACATATCCGGCGGGATCCCGGCTCTCACTCAGGAATCGCCAATCGAAGCTCGCCATCATGGTGATCCATATCCCAAAGGCGTGTACCTTACCGTCAAGGGAGTCGCGATGGTGAAGGATCAGCGCAACAACGCCAATACGATTCTGACGGTCGCGAAGAATATGAATGCGAACCGTAAGGTCTGCGTCTGCGCGATCATGACGGCGATCCAGGAGTCTACGCTCCACAACCTCTCGGGCGGCGACGGTACCAGCGTTGGTCTCTTCCAGCAGACGACCTACTATGGGAGCTATGCTGACCGGCACGATCCGGCGACCTCGGCCCGAATGTTCCTGGAGCGATGTATCAAAGAAGACCAGAGCTACAAGGGGTGGAGCTACAACGATCTCTGCCAGAACGTTCAGCGCTCGGGCCATCCCGATCTTTACGGGCAATGGCAGGGTGAGGCCAACGCGATTGTCACGGCCTTCGGGATCCCGCCTGGGAAGGGTGGTGACACCGGCAACGAGGGTGACGCAGCCTTCATGAACAACATGTCCCAGATTTGGTCGCCTACGGCCGACAATACCTACTACTACATGCGCGGTACTCAAGACTCGGCCAACAAGACTTTCAAGCGCGAGGATAACTGGACGTGTATTCGTCGGCTCGCGGACGAGGTTGGCTGGCGCGCCTTCTTCATCGGCGGCGTCTTCTACTACCTCACCGACGATGATCTATTCAAGACTCAGCCGATAGTCACCGTGACGGAGAGTACGGCTGGCGTTCAGGGCATTGGCTTCGACTACGACCTCGGCAAGAAGGGTGCGACCGTGGACATGCCCTGCCAGGTCGGCCTCTGGCTCGCGCCGCCTGGTTCGATCATCGTGCTTCAGGATATGGGGCCGATCACCGGCCGCTGGTGCGTCAACAACTTCTCGCGGAGCCTCTTCGACGACAACGCGGATGTCAACTTGACCAAGCCGCAGCCGACCCTGCCGGAGCCTTTGGACGATAACATCCAGACACTCCCGACTTGGGCGCAGGGCCATCCGGCTGATCCAAGCGTCGCAGCCTCGACCGACGCCGCGATGTTCGGCGGGCTACCCGGCACGGACGGCTCGCGCAAGGCGGTCGTCATGATCGCTCAGAAGTGCGTCGAGATTCAGGCCAAGTGGCCGTTCCACTACGCGCATGCCTGGCAGAATCCTCGACCGTATCCGGATACGCTCTTCAGCGCTGAAGCCCATAGCTCGTCCAAGGGGATCGACTGTTCCTCGTTCGTGACGCTCTGCTACAAGGAGGCGGGCGCAGCCGATCCGAATGGAGCAGGCTACAGCGGCAATGGGTACACTGGCACTCTCGCCACTCATGGCGCGCCAGTTCCCTACCCGTCGCCGGGTGATCTCGTCTTCTATGGATCGCCGCCTGACTACCATCATGTTGCGCTCGTCGTTGGCGGTGGCAATCAAATCCAGATCGGTGGCGATGACGGCGTCAAGATGGAGTCCCTCAACGGCCCCGGCCCGCCGACTGCCTACCGGAGCTATCTGCCGCTATGAGTCAGCTTGAGCTAGATACCGTACAGCCGTTCGGTACCATGCCGCAGATCTGGCAGGGCTACGTCGTAGACGCGCCGATCAACCAAACAGCGAAGATCGGCGTCATCATCCCTGATCTTCATCCGGAGGCGAAGTTCACGAATGTTCGCTGGCAGGCTCGTAGCGGCATGACCGTTCCGGATAAGGGTGACATAGTTCTCTGCGTGTTTGACAACCGCAGGGAGCTTTGGATCATCGGCGTCTGGCCGAGTACCCGCGATCCGATCATCTACAGCGGTTTGATCGATGACGGCCCGCCACCCCAGCCGGTAGACGACGATATATGGGTCGCCTCAAACGTACAGCCCGGAGTGACCTGGATGTTCCAGTACAACGGTCTAAGTGGATCCGTACGCAAGTGGGAGTTCATCGGCGGGGCCGCGTTCTATGTTCAGGGCGGATCGCCAACGCTCAACTTGAACGTCCCGCGTGGAGGAGACTACGACATCCGCTGGTCAGCCGATTGTAGCTCAGGCGGATCTTGGTCAGACGTTCTGACGGTCTCGTCCGGAACAATCGTTGGCGGCTCGGGTACTTCGACCGTGGCGGCTACCGGTGTCACGGCCAACCGGCAACGTCTCTCCGGGCAGGCGAGAGCGACCGGACTCAATACGAACGCGACCATCGCCCACGGTATCTCGGGACAGTCGGCCGTCAACTCGGCGGAACTCGCCGTCACTCCAGTGAGGATCAGCTAATGGCAGATGTCAACGTAGACGTACCTCATTTCGATCTTCCATTCCGGCTCGGCAAGGGCGGCGCGAACGTCTGCGAGCAGGATACCATCGATGACGTCGCGAACTGCGTCGTCGCGGTAGCTCTCACGCACGTCGGCTGGCGCGACGAAGTACCGGGATTCGGCGTGCCTGACTACGCATTCATCAAGCAGCCCATCGGGGCGGACGCCATCAACGAGCTACTGAGTTCGCAGGAGCCGCGAGCGACGATGATCGTCAACGAGCGGATGGACATCGCTGACGATCTGATCGACCGGATCAACGTCGGCGTCTCGATCACTTCGAAGGGATCCGTATGAGCTTCCAGGGCTACATCTCGTACCCGATCACTTCAGATCCGACTGACCTTCTGAACAACGCCTACGCTGCAATCAAGCAGCGGGTGCCGGAGTGGGTAGAGAACGACGGCAACCTCGATGTCTGGATCCTACAGGCGACCGCCAGCGAGGCGTCGGATCTGCTTGGTATCGCGGCCGACGTGCCCGATACAATCTTCAAGTGGTTTGGAGCTACGCTGGCCGGTATCCCGCCGATGGACGCGACCAGCGCGAACGTTGGCTCGACTTGGACAATGATCGACAGTCTCGGTCATACGATCCCGGCCGGTACGCTCGTCACCATCACCGATGACGTCGGAATCGCTCATGGCTTCCAGACCACGCTCGACGTGATCGTTCCGGCTGGATCGACCGCAACCGCAGCGGGCGGCGTCACCCTGACCTCTATGGAGACCGGGGTGATCACGTCCGGTCTCGGCGGAAGCGGCTACCAAGCAACGCTTGTCGATCAGCTCGCCTACGTCTCCACCGTCGTTCTGACCGGACTGACCACCGGAGGTCAAGATGCAGAACTATCCTCCGACTACAACAACCGGCTCGCTCGGAAGCTACAGCGTCTCTCTCAACGGCCCATCCTGGCCTCTGACTATTCCCTGGCAGCCTTGGATGTCGCAGGGGTGGCCCGTTGCGTCGCTCTCGACGGCTACAACCCCGCCGATGGAACCTCCAACAACCAAAGGTACGTCGGCGTGGCGGCGGTGGATTCGAACGGTGTTCCGGTATCGGCCGGGATCAAAGCGAACCTCCAAGCCTACCTAGACGGCCAGCGCGAGACCAACTTCGTCGTCTCGGCTTTCGACCCGACTGTGACGCAGATCGACGTCACGTTCAATGTCAAGTGTCTCGTCGGCTTCACGGCCGCAACTGTTCAGGCGAACGCGCTGGCGAACTTGAATGCCTACCTCGATCCGTCTACCTGGGGTATGGATCCGACCGTGACCGACGCAACCGCAGCCGCGACAACCTGGGTCGAGACGCCGACGGTCTACTACTGGAAGATCATCAACGTTCTCGGCCAGGCTGACGGAGTGGATCGCGTCATCAGCATGACGATGGCTCTCCACGGCGGCTCGCTCGGGACGGCCGACCTGACTCTGCCGGGGCACGGCTGTCTGACCGATCAGGGCACGATCAATGGGACGGCGACGCCGTGAGTCTTCCGACCGGCTGGCCCGTTGATGACGTTACGCAGCGCCTCTGGGATCGCCTGGAGCCGCTAGCCAAGCCGGATGCCGCGCTCGGCTATCCGCTACTCGCATACATCGACGCGCTCGGTCTGATGATGCAGCCGGCAGCTGATCTGATCGAAGACGGGCCGAACGGCGAGCCGGGTTGGTCAATCATCCTCGACATCAACCGTGTCCCGGACGAAGGTCTGCCATACCTCGGTCAGTTCCTCGGTATGCATTTCTACGCTGGTACGACGCCTGACACGATGCGGCAGATGATCCGCGATCACGTCGCCTGGCAGCGCGGCACTCCGGCCTCGATCCTCGCTGCTGTGCGCCTCTTCCTGACCGGAACGAAGACGGTGCAGATGACGGAGCGCGACACCAGCGCCTATCACTTCAACGTAACGATCTGGGCAGCGGAAGCTCCTGCGGATACCTCGACCATCATTCGTTACGTCAATCAATTCTCGAAGCCAGCCGGTCTGCAGTGGACACTGACGGTCAACCCCGGTACGCCGCCGTCTCTGACTTACGCTCAGATCTACAACGCGACCTGGATTTACCAGTACATCTATGACACGTTCCAGACGTACGGGGACATCCACTAAGGAGGCCCATGCTCACCACGACCAGACGGGCGATTTCATACCCGAACCCGGATCGTAGCGACCGGGCCGACATCGCTCTTCACATAGGCAATATTGCTCTAGCTGCTGACTCGGACGTCATCTTCAACCAAGGCACCGATGCGCAGCGACAGGCAGCGGCACACCAGGCGGGAGGCGGGCGTTTCTGGTGGGCAACCGATACCTCTCTGCTCTGGTATGATGACGGAGCTACTTGGCGCTCAGTCGCGCCGACCACCAGCAACGTCGGCCTGCTCTCCGCTCGACCGGCTGCGAACGCCATCGCCGCAGGCTCCACCTACTTCGCCACTGACCAGGTGTCCGGATTTATCACGGACGGATCGAGCTGGATCCGGACGAGCCTGCCCGCAGGAGCCACGATGGAATGGTACAAGCCGGATGCGGCCGTACCTCCGGGTTGGGTTCTGTACGACGGCGGCAATCTTCCGGCCGCGACCGGGATCTACGCCGACTTGTACGCTCATCTCGGGAACACTCTCACGAAGCCGGACACGAGCGGACGGCAGGCCGTCAGTATCGGCCCGCACGGAGACGTGTCCGCCATCGGCGTCAATGACGGCCTCCCGGCCTCGCAGCGAACTCCGAGGCACAATAGCTCAAACACCCTTGGGCTACCGAACCATGTGCACCCGGCGACCGACAGCGGTCACGGTCATGGCTACACGGATCCCGGGCACTACCATATCCCGTACGCCGGAGCCTCGACGTACGTGACCAAGTACCCGCCTGGCGATGGTCGCGCTCCCTACCAGCTCGGAGGCGCGAGCGGTAACTTGTTTGCCGATCTCCCGCAAACCGAGCGCGCAAACATTGGCATCACGATCAGCAATGGAGTTGCGTCCATCACGGTCGGCAATCCGTCGAGCTTGCCGGCCATCACCGGCTCCATCGGCCCTGGCGGTTCTCGGCCGGTCGATACCGGCGCGTTCATCGTCTGCGCCCGGATCGGGAAGCTGTGAATATGCAATGGCTGATCGACGCATTCGACCGGCTCATGGCGGTACTCGATAGAATCGCCGTCGCTATGGAGCGGATCGCGGATGCGGCGGAAGAGGATGTGGGTTGATCCTTGCATTTTCTGCTGGCGCTGATCTTCTCGGAATCGCGGCGATCATCTCTTCGATTGCCGGAGTGACAACTGCAATCCTCGGAGCTAGACGAGCTAGAAGAGAAGCTGAAGACAAGGCGAATGAAGATTGTCGTCAGCGGCTCAAGGAAGCACGAGCGGAGGGAGAAGAAGCGATGGCCGAACTACATAAGCTGAAGATGGAGCGGGCCAATGAAGAGTAACTGGGTCATTGCGGCGTCTGCGGTCGCATTCGTCGGTGCCGGAGGCTTCGGGGTGGCGGCCGTGATCGCAGCTTCGAATGCCGCTCAGCCGCCGACGAAAACCGTCACGATTGACGTGGGCACCGGAGCGCAGGGGCCAGCAGGCCCGCCGGGGCCGAAGGGTGACACGGGTGCGAAGGGCGATACAGGAGCAACCGGGCCAACGGGGCCAGCGGGGCCGCAAGGCCCAGCGGGAGACTTCACTTGCCTGACCGGCTACTCGCCGGGGATCCTAGTGATCAACTCGCAAGGTGGTCACGTCTCGATCTATACCTGCATAGCCGACTGACATGGACAAGACTATGCGAACAATAGCTCCGTATGCGAAGGCGCTCATTGCCGCGATCATCGCCGCTCTGACCTCAATCGTGACCGGCCTCGTCGCTGGCGGACTGTCCTGGTCAGAAATCGTCACCGCGATCATCGCCTTCTTCGTCGGTCTGGGCGCGGTGTTCAGCGTTCCCAATCGACCGCCGTATGAATCTTCGGAATGATCAATCCCGCAGGGCGTAGATAATCCAGCGTAGCTCGTTCTCCAAGTAGACGACCGCCGACCGGCCCCAACGCGCCTCCTCGTTCTGAAGCGCCCAGGTGGCGACTAGCCGAAGCTCGCTCTTGACCTGCGTGCAGTGCTCGACGGCGAACAGCGCCCAATCAAGTTGAGCACCATCCTTCTTGTTCCGGTCGGTCAGCTCTAGCTCCACGTCGGTCTTTGTCCAAGACGCAAGCGACTGGCGCAGTACGTGACCAACGCGCTTCGCTCGCTTCTTGTCCACCGCTAGCTCCTCGTCGGTCGCTTCGCCTCCAAGACGCCGTGGAATCGTCCCGGCAACTGTTACGATGATCAAAGCATGCGTGATTCGCTCGATCTCGTTTGAGATCAGCTTTTCACGGTCGATCCCCTTCGGGAGAGCTAATCCGGCGTCATACCACAGTTCTAGGAACCCCGACGGCTTTGTAGGAAGCTGGATTTCGTCCTTCCAAGCCTCTAGACCGCCTCCGGGTACCCCCGGGCTATCTAAGTCTTGTCCGTCCACCCTACAAGCTCCCTATCCGCATCCCTCGACCTCCCTGCCGAGAAAGTCCCGCTCTTCATACTGCGCGTCGATCCGGTTTGAAAGCCGTTCGGCCCGCTTCGCCGCTTCACTCACTCGCTCCCGGATCAGATCCTTGTAACCCGGAACCGTCCGCAACCAGTGTAGCTGAAGCGAATGGTAGGCTGCGGCCAGCTCCGGGTCTTCTAGATCAGGAGGCGATACACCGTTGCCGTTCATACGCTGCTCGTGGAGCCGCTTCGTATGCTCGTGATTCGCCTTCTGCGTGTTTCCGTCCTTGAGCGTCAACGATTCCCTCGTTTGTGTTCGGTCGCGTCCCGCTCGGCGTACTTGCGGTTGGTATAGCTCCGAGGCGAGAGCCAGCCGCAGTTGCACTCGGCCTGGTAGTG